CGAGAATGTTGGTCTTGGATCAACACGCCATTTGGAGCATTAGGAATTGTTTCATTTGGTCTAATCTTTGCTATACGTAGTTACCTGAGAAGGGCTACCGAAGTATACTTAGAATTGGACCATTTTTGGAGGCAACTTCCGGAACTCATAGAAGTTTATGCCAAGCAATTTGGGCTAGGACTTTCTTTTGTTATGGGTTTCATGGCATTATACAAAATTTGGACCCATGTTCGAAGATTCAGAAAATTGGCTAGTGAGGGCGATGACCTCACTGTCAAACGTGATGAAAACAACATGTGGAAACAAGTGGCAGTAGAACCACTGCCAGATGGTATTTTGCCAGGCTCCAATGTGGAAGATTTGATGACAGCAGTTGGAAAACAACTTTGCAGTGTTGTTACGATCGATCCGAAAGGATATGAGCGTCAACGTTGCAATGGCCTATTTGTCAAATCGGGAATTCTCATGATACCCCAACATTTAAAACTTATCGAAGGATATTCGTTGAAGATAGTTATGAATGAAGGGAAGGATGGATTACCAGGAAAGAATTTTATGTCTCGTGTTAGTAAATTTGTAACGGAGAATCTTGACGGAGCGTGGATAAGCGAAAGCTTATTCTCATTCCGAAAGGAAGAACCTAGACCGAAATGCGAACACTTTGATTCCGACTTGCAATTGGTGTATTTTCCCCAGGCAGGTTCGATGAAAGATTTGACAAAATTCTTTCCTAGTGAAATATCAAAACGAGAAATGTTGACTCGGTTTTTATACAGAACACCAGAAGGGAAATTAACTGTAGAGAGGATGAAATTGAGAAATTTTAGTCCAGTGGATGCTGACTCAGGTCGGTTTACACATGGCACTCACTATCAGCGTGAAGAACCTTCATTTAATGGTTTGTGTATGGTAACACATATTAGAGATGCGAAAAACGATAGTTATATAGTCGGATTTCACCTTGCTGGAACGCAAGAAAAATTTGGTATGTGTGCCGCCGAGATGGTTACC